CTTTATGTCAATCAATACCAACACCATTTCGGCAGTTGGAACAGAGGAATTGATTATTCAAGAAGGTGGATGTATCATTGACGATGGGTCTGGTACTCTGATTCAACCTTTTAATTTTAACGGTTCTGATGTCTATTCACCAAATAGTTATAGAGCTGTTACACAAGGTGCTGGAACAATTACTCCAACTATATCCAATAATGGAACTACATATATTGCTACTGCAAATTTTAGCATATCCAATGCCGGATTATCGGGTGTCCCCGCTGGATTTTTCCTCATCGTTCAAGGAACGACCACTGATAGGACAATAACCTATACACGAGTTCAACGAAAGTGGTTCATACCAATACACTTACGACTAATGCTTCACAAGTCATATTTTATTGGACTGGAACACAATTCACGGCATATAATTAAAACTTTAGTATTACTTGTTTAAGATTATCTTTATTAAAAGTATGAGTAGTGTATCTTCAACATCTTCTTCCAACTGGTCGAAAGAAGTAGAGAGACTCCTAGACCAAATCAGAACAAATTCTATTGAACTTGAAAAGCATCATAAATTAAAATATTTTTCCATTAAGAAAATGGTCGTGTGGTTCAGAGTTCCTGTGATTGTATTAAGTAGTATTAATAGTCTCGCTGCTGTCGCTCTCAATTCGTATATCGAACAAAATATTGTGAGCGGATTAAATGCAGGTATTTCATTCTTAATTGGAATCATTACAAGTATAGGATTATATCTTAAAGTGGAAGACCGAATGGAATCAGAACTAGAAGCATCAAGGAAGTACCATGTTCTTGCCTTGAATATTTTCAAGATACTTTCATTAAAAGATAGTGATCGTGGAGTTGACGGAGATATCTTCTTAAGCACTTGTTTTAGTGAATATATTAAATTATTCGAACAATCTGGATTGTCAGATGTCGAATTCATGGATAAGTTGAAAATTGAATTAGTTGTAGGAATTGAAAATATTTCAGTAAAAGAATAACTTAAAGATTACTGATAATAACATATAATTACTGATGCCAGATTATAGCAAGGGAAAAATATACAAAATTGTTGCTGATACTAATGAAGAATACAAGCCTTATGTAGGTTCAACAATTCAAACCTTATCAAATAGAATGAGTGAGCATAGGTCGGGTCATAAATATAAAAAATATATATGTTCATCATTTGATTTATTTGAGCGTTTTGGAGTTGATAAATGTAAAATAATCTTGATTGAGGAATATCCTTGTGATACTTATGAACAATTGCTATCAAGAGAAAGGCATTGGTTTGATAATATAGAATGTTGTAATAAAATACGACCTTTTACTACAAAGGAAGAAAGAATTGAACATGATAAAAAATATCGTGATGAGCATAAAGAACATTATAAAAAATGGACTGAAGAACATAAAGAACAACTTGCTGAATATCGTAAAGAATGGTATGAACAACATAAAGAAGAAGTTGTTGAAAAAGGTAAAATATATCGCGAGCAACATAAAGAAGAAATTTCTCAACAACAAAAAATATATCGTGAAGTAAATAAAGAAGAAATTGCTGAAAGAAGGAAGGAAAAATATGAAAAGAATAAGGAAGAAATTGCTGTAAAAAGAAAAGAAACTTATGAGTGTTCTTGTGGTTTAATTTTACGAAAAGATCATAAAGTAAAACACGAAAAAACAAAGAAACATATTTCGTTCATTTCAAAATAATTTTTTTCTTTTGAATAAGTATAATGAGCGTAGCGAGTCTAAATAACGGTCAATTGCAGTTAGCTGAATTAGTTATATCAAATGAGAAATATAGTAATGCTTCTGGTTATATCGCATCGTCATCATCTTTTAGTTCTAGTGTTTCAGGTACTCAATTAACACTTGGTGCTGATCCAACTAGTGTAAATTTATTGTGCAATGGCCCTGGTTCCTTAATTGTTGAAGGAACTATTACAACTAATGGTGGATTAACTGCTCAAAATGGCACTTTAACTTTAGGCACTTCCCCTGCCTCTGTTGTATTAACTGGAACAACAGGGACTTTAACCGTCACCGGAGGTATTACTGCAAATGGTGCCGATATTAATGGAAATTTAACAACTGATTCACTTACTGTAGGTTCTGCTTCTGCAGCGGGAACTGCCGTTTTTCAATTGGCATCATCTAACCCTTCTAATTTTGTAAATATGAGTGTTTCAAGCACAAATCCAAATTTTGTTAATATTTCAACAGGTATCACCACTGGTACCATTAATGCCTCTTACTATGGTGGGGGATTGTATGCGGTTCAATATAACACTCCTGTTTCTGTTCCCGCAAATTCTTCTGTTAATATTTCAATCCCAAACCTTCCATATAATCCAATTGCTGGTTGGTCTGCTGCATCAATTTATCCACAATTTACTATTGTATCGCAATTTGGTGAGTTAGGACTTAGTGCAATTAGTCTGGTAAAAGATGCTGGTGGATTGTTAGATATTACCCTTACTGTATATAATCCTAACGCAACAAATCCACAAAATTTAACACTTATCAATGGCCTATTATTTTATCAATAAATTATTTTTTGGATATTTCTTCCATTAAGAGATAATATAATTTGAAATAGAATTCTTCATCTCTTTCGGTTTCTTGTTCTAGGAAATCAAAGACAGGCTTCATCTTGGTTTATTTTATATATTGTTTTTAAATGTATTATAAATATTTAAAAACAATTTACAAGTACGTTCTCTCACATCTTCTGTAATCTAATTACATAAGATACTCGTTCAATTGTTGGATTGGAACAATAAAATTCTTTTACTTCAACCCAACCTTGTTGTAACAATTCGTCAATATACCATTGCAACTCTTTTCTTTTCTTTTTAGTTATTGTAATATACATTAATATAAATATATATCTTATCTTTATATATATATCAATGGAAGAAACTAAAAGAAAATATTATACAACTGCACAAAAGAAAGCGATCTATAAATACAAAAATTCACATAAAGATGTAGTCGCTGGCGTATTTGCAAAATGGAAAGCCAAAAATGTAGATCGCCTCAAAAATTATTCAGCACAGTATTATCAGAAGAATAAAGAAAAAATTTTGCAGAGTAGAAAAGAACGTTATAAGTCCAGGTCTGAATCTGAATCTACAAATTTGTAATGCAAATCATAACGAGATAATGAATAATAATTTTTAAATATTAATTGTGTTTGTATTTCTTGTTTGTGATGACGAATACGTCTTTGAATATCATCTGGATCAAATAAAAATGTTTTGATATAGATCCATAGATAATCATCAAATATCATTTTATATATACTTATAAAATAATATGGGTTTAAACCAGTTTTCAAGATATATAGATCGCTAGATTTCAGGATTTTTTAAATCTTTAATAATTTTATCTTTATATTCAAGGTCTTTTACTAAATCATGTATAAATGTTCTCATCATTTCATGATTAAAGTTTTCAGATTCCATCAATTTTTTATAACTTTCTTCTTCTTTTACAAGCTTATTTTCAGTTTGTAAAAGTTTCAATTCTGTTTGTAATAATTTATTTTCCAACTGCATTTTTTCCATTTCAAATTGCAATATTTTATTTTCCATCGCTAAATTTGAAGGTTGTTCACATGTATTCTTCTTCTTGTGTCTGCAATAATTCGACTGATATTTAAATTCAGTTTCACATTTTTCACAGATATATTTTTTATCTTCCATTAATCTTTATAGGATATTTTCTTTAAATTAATTCAATAATTTCATTAATCCCATATTCTCTTGCTTCTCGTTCTCTTTTACGTTGCTCAAATTCTTTACGTGTTTGCTCTTTCATTGCATCATATTTTTTTCGTTTTAAGTCTTGATAATATTTTTTTCGTTCATCAATTTCTTCCTGTTTTTTAATATGTTTTAAAGAATCCAGATGTCGATGATAATGATTTTTATTATTTGTTTCAAACATACAATGATCACAATAAAATGCTTTTAATGCATTTTCTTCCACTTTATTTTCCCATTGTTCTATTTTTATTTCAACTTCTTCCTCTTTACATATTATTTCATTTCCATTATTTTTTAAATGTTTTTGACTTTCACTATGACGACGGTAATCTTTTTTATTATTTGTTATAAAATTACACTTTTCACAAAAATATTTGGCACTACATTGTACATTTTTTAAAATATTTTTTGTCATACTTTTTAACAGTATATTTTTTAAGTTATTTAAACGTATATACTTGTAGAAAACCCCAAATATTCCTATATTTCTTATATACTTGTAAAATACCCCAAAGCACATAGAAATACCCCGTGGCACAATACCACGTTTTTTGTAAAAATAAAAGGATTGTTATTGAATATGCTTTTATTTTTAAAATTTTACCAGGAAAATGCAATATCTGAAAATACCCCGTGACACAAGACCATAATTTCAATTTGTTCATTTATGCTTATCTCATACAATCAAGCAAAATTATTTTATTTTATTATTTTTTTTATAAAGAAAAAGTAGGGGGTAGTTTTAAAAGTAAATTTGAAATTCCAAAAATGGACATTTGTAGAAAACGTCATCCTAGTATTTTGGGTCCAAAACTACAATCTTTTTCAACCATTTTTTACTTTTTTCTTCCAATAAAAAATAAAATAAAAATGCATAATTCATAACATAAAAATTATCTTTTGAAAAAGTCAGTAATGTGTCACGGGGTATTTCTATGTGCTTTGGGGTATTTTTACTACTTCTGTGCATTCTACAAGTATAGATTGCATTGATTACGAGAGGTTTCTACAAGTATAGACCGCAAACTATTTAAAGTTATGCCTCTATATATAGAACAAATGGAAGAAAACGTAAAAAGTTGTTATGTGGTTTCAAAATCAGGTAAAAAAATTCTTGTTACGAGAAGTGATGGAAAATTTTATCCACCTCTTTTTAAAGGATTAGCTTCATATCTTGAAGACGAAGAAATTGCAGATACGATGACATCAAATGAAATATCACGAAAATTTCTTTGGGAAAGAATACAAATGACACGCGAAAAACATAAAGAATTTTTAATAATGTTGAGAGAAAATTGTTTGTCAAATGTATGTACATGTGGTCAAAAAGAATTGGTTTATATATTTTATGTAACACATATATTATCAACAACTCGTTGTGTAATTGGAAGCTCTTGTATTGAACATTGGTTTAAAAGTGATGAAGAATTTAAAATTTTAAATCAAGCCAAATATGATGAAGAACTTTATAATTTTACTATTTCAAAAAAAATTATAAAGTTTGATGAGGATAATGTATCATACTGTAAAAAATGTTTTACGAAAAATGAAAAGAAACGTTGCCCTTGTGAAATGCAAAAAGACTATGAAAAAGATCAAGAATCTATTAGACGAGTTGCAGAATGGCAAAAACAACTTGAAGAACGACGCAAACAAGCTGAAGAATTACGTAAAGAAAAAATAAAAGAAATGAATAAAAAAATATTTGAAAAACAAGAAGAAGAACGTAAAAAAAAATATACTGACCTTAATATTCCATTTAAATTAAAAGATAGAGCAAAAGCTTATGCTAAAAAAAAATTTATATTTTTTAAATGGAATAATGATATTAAAAAATGGTATTGTAAAAAAGAACATGCTCAATTATTTGAAATTTATGATGACGAAGGTAAGGATAAATTTCATTTTGAAATAGATTGGAATAAATGCATGTTAGGTTGAAGAAACCGTACATCTATAACCCATTCAAAACATTTAATTTCTTCTGATGATCCAACCCATACACCTTGTAATCCAATATCATCATGCCATCTGTTTTCTATCCATAATGACGGATATTTTTTAATAGAATTTTCTAACCATTTAAAGTCTGGAATATTTTTTGACCATAATTTAAATGCTAATGATATTTTTTTCTTTGTATAAAATTGAAATTCATCATCTTCGACTTGAGGCAATTCATTTAAAAATAATTCAATTTCTTTTTCATCACCAATCATTTGTATAATATTCCAACAATCATTTCCCATTCTAGATATATATATCCAAATATGTTTAAATAATTTAAAATAAATCTTTATAAAATGTAATGGAACTGATACGTTTAGTGACACAAATTATTGATTCAAAACCACGGGAAACAGAAGACATTATTCTTCCGATCGAGACATTGAACGAACTTCCGGTTACAGTAAAAATTAGCATTACACCAAATTTATATAATTATTTATTCTTTATTGATGTAGATTCTTCTTTCATTATGATGGAAGAAGAAGAAGGTGTAGAAGAATATCCATTAAAATTAGTATGTAAATTCTTTTACGAGATATCCAAGGAAAATCCAGTAATTAATACAGATGAATTTTTGGATTCTTTCAAAAAAATCGTAAATAGTTTAAGATTTGATAAAGTTAAAGGAACTATCGACGATGAAGAGCAAGATACCAAATTCTTCCAAGAGCTAATAACAAACCCAAATATATCCTTTACCAGTACAGAAAATTGCTCAGTTTGCATCGAACCAACCAAAACAAAAAGTTTATGTGGTCACACACTATGTTTAATCTGTTGGTCAAAGATAAAATCTATTGAAGGAATTAAACGTTGTCCTATTTGTAGAGAAGAATTATTTTATGGAAGAACTTAAATACATCATCCTATATAATCTTATAAGATGCCAAGGAAACCAATTGAATGGAGCAGATGCATTATTTACAAGATCTGGAAAGATGATGACTTTTATGTTGGATCAACAACTGATTTTGTGAAAAGACAATATCATCATAAACAATCTTGTAATAATGAAACGTGTAATTTTAAAATATATCAAATGATTCGTGAAAAAGGTGGATGGGATTCATGGCAAATGATACCTTTGGAAGAATATAAGGAATGTCAAACGCAAGTTCAAGCAAGAATACGAGAAGAGGAATGGCGTGTTAAATTAAATGCGAATTTGAATATGAGAAAAGCATTTGGCGCAGAAACAAGACAAGAATATTTAGCGCAACATCATCAAGAACATAAAGAAGAAAGAAATAAAAAATCTGCACAATATCATCAAGAACATAAAGAAGAAATAAAAGAAAAAAAGAAAAAATATAATCAAGAACATAAAGAAGAAATAAAACAAAAAAATAAAAAATATTATCAAGAACATAAAGAAGAAATAAAACAAAAAAACATCAAACATATTTAACAAAATAATTTCTTTTCTTATATCATAATGCCAGAGTTGCTTCATTTAAACGGTTTGGATAATAAAATAAACAAGCGGATTGTTAAGGCAATGCTCCGCCAAGCACAAGCACTAATGCCAGATGTTCCAAGTCCACCAGTAAATTCAGATGTAAATCAAAACTATCTTGCTTTAATGAAAAGTTTAAGCAATATTTTACTCAATTTACAAGAATTTTACATGTCTCGATTTGCATTAATACCAGACGGAGAAGCGGACTACTTTGATTTACCAGATATTCCAGAATTAGGTTCTGAATCTGAATTTTCCGCACTACAATCTCAAGCATCTCAAGGATCTCAATTGTCTTATGCTCCATTTGGCTCTCAAGCATCATCAGTATCAGCACCATTTGTTAGACCAGGTAGAAGACCACCAGCATCATCAGTATCAGTACCATTTGTTAGACCAGGTAGAAGACCAGCTTCTATTGGTTCCCAAGTGTCATCAAGCACTGGTCAGCCAAGTTCAAGATATGGACAAGAACGTATAAGTCAATATGATGAACCACGAAGAGAAGAATCAGAACTTGCATCTGCTGCAAGAGGACCTAATTCATTTGTTTCTTTAGTGTTGAACAGTTTGTCAAAAGAAATTATTAATGCAAAATTTTTAGCAGAAATAATACCTTTTGGTCAATTGTCAAAAATACAGAAACAAAAACTGAAGCAAATCATAGTACGTATCAATAAAATAAAAGGTTTTATTAGTACTGGTATTTCAAAACCTCTTTATGTTAATTTAAATTCAGTCATAAAATTAATTGAGCAAGGTTTATCAAGCGAAGGACAAGCAAGCGAATTTCTTTTACGAACTGAGGGAGAAATGCCTCCGGAACAAGTTGGAGAGATAGAAGCTTTAGCTGGTTCTGGACGTAACAAACATCGAATGCTTTCTCCAGCTATGTTTGCATCACATCAGTTTAATCCAAGAAATGTGAATGCAAATTTTGCATATAATCAAGCAAAGAGAAATATATAGATATAATATATGGAACGCAAAATAGAAGATTACAATAATGCTTTACGAGATGTATTGAATTTAATGTCAATCACAAGAAAATATAAAGTAATCGGATCGGCAAACCTTCGTACATCTGAGTTCATCCAGGATTATGATATAGATTCAATGTTCAAGACAAAAGGTAACGAGAAAAAAATATTGGATTCTCTAACAGCAAAATTTAGACGCATCTTTAGCGATGCATACAAGAATCCAGCACTATTTATTACTGATTTTAAATGTGGTTATGATCCATCATATCCCGAAGATGATGACCGGTTTAAATTAAGATGGGATAAACAAGATATAAAAAACGGTTATAAAATTCTAGGAAATGGAGAAAAGAAATTCTTCCAAGAATGTATTTTGGAAAAAACAAAGATGAAACTGGATATGATTTATTTATTGAATGGAGAATTTATTGAAATGTCAGAAATGTATCGATTAAATATTAATGGAAGAAAGAATTATGATGATGCAAATATTGAAAAAGAATTAAAACAAGAGATTGAAAAGTATAAGAAAGAGGGCAACTATTTCAAAGTATTAAAACGCAAATTTTCTTTAGCAAAATGGAAAGGAATTATTAAAAAAGATTACATTGATATCTTTAACGGGCAACCAGGACTATTAAATAATCTTATCAATCAATTAAAAATTATTCAAAACATTTGCTTACAGACCTTTCGCAGACCTAAATTACATGAAATACGAGGCAACTTACAGACGATAAAACAAGAACTTTCTTCCGTATATGAAATATATCACCCAAACTTTAGCAGTAAGATTGATTCCATTTGTAAAAAACCATTGAGCAAAATATATGACTCTTTAACGCCTATTATAGAAAAATTAGAAACACAATTGAATAAGTATGTGAAAAAATACATTTGAATTTAAAATAAAATATATAGTTATATATTAATGTCATTAAATTTCGAGAATCAAGGGACAGCTATAGCAATGATAGGTAATGGAAAAAAAAGTAAAATAAAGCATATTTTAAGTGTTGCGCCAAAAAAGACTGATGTCAAACAACCTTTTTTGGAACTTAAACTAGGAGAAAATGAAACTTTTCTTCCCATTTGTGATCCAGAAAAAGAACGTAGTGTGCTTTATATCACAGGAATGTCAGGAAGTGGTAAATCTTATTTTACAGCAGATTGGATTAAGAGATATAAACAAATCTATCCAAAAAACAATGTATATTTACTTTCTTCCTTGGACCAAGATGATAGCATCGATAAAATAAAAGATTTGTATAGAATTAAATTAAACGAATTTGTAGAAGATAAATGGACAATTGATGATTTGAAAGATTCTTGCATTATCTTTGACGATACTGACTGCATTCAAGATAAAAGTATTAAAAAAGAGATTGATTTGTTACTCAATTCTGTTTTACAAACTGGCCGCCATTCGCGAACTACTGTTATATTCACATCTCATTTAGCAACAATGGGAAAGGATAGCAAAATTATACTTGCAGAAGCGCATTCAGTTGTATTATTTCCTGCCACGATGGGTGCAAGAAATTTAAAATATATTTGCGAACAATATTTTGGATTAAGTCCGGAAGAAGTAAAAAAATTAAAGAAATTAGAGGGAAGATGGGTACAAATTAATAGGACTTATCCCAAATCTATTTTAAGCGAAAAATACGCATGTTTGCCAGCTTTATTGGATTAAATTCGTTTTATGAATATATTTATTTTATAGTCATAAATTAATGTATAAAATACAACCATATTCTTTTGCAAAAGCAGACGAATTAGGAGTTTATATAAAACCATCAACAAAAAAAAATAAAAAGATTGATGTATTTGATGGAAATCATCAATACATTTTATCAATTGGTGATAAGAGGTATAATGATTTTCCGTCGTATATTAAAACTCATGGTTATGAATATGCAAATGAACGAAGAAGATTATACCATCTTCGTCATAAAAAATATGAATGGGGTAGTCGTGGGTTCTACAGTTCAGAAATTTTGTGGTGATCAAAAATCAAAAAAACATCAAGATTTTATAAAAAATAATCTTATAATAAATAATGGAGAATCCTTATGAAGAAGTACATTGGGGCTCTTTTACAAAACAATGGAAGAATCGAAAGCCAGAATATAAAAAATATGATACTCTTGAAAAGTTTGCTGATTTTATTATAGAAAATCCGAGCAAGTTTAATAAAATTTCAAAACAACGCAGTCATTTTTACAAAAACTTAATTCAACGAGAAAGTGGAAATCATGAAAGAAAAGATAAAAAATCTCTACGTGGTGGAAATTTATTTTCAGTAGTAGATCTTATAACACAAGCTTATCTACATAAAAATGAGATACTTGAAGCACAAGTATATTTTGCAATAATTGACTTTATATTAAAAGCATTATTGTCATGGCTAAAGAGTGAATCTCCATCAAGGCTTGATAGAGTAGAACCTCTACCATTTCCTACTGAATATCCTGATACACCTAAAAAAATATTGGATCTAATACAAAAAATTTTATTATGGGCTACAAATAATAATTTTGCTATTCCTCATAACGTATATTTAAATATATTAAAAGGAATAACCAAAATATCCAGTAATGTTGGTACATTAATATATAATAAGGTATTTTCACGAGATGCACAAGATCCGGTAAATGGAAATATTGAACTAACTAACCAAGCACAAAATCCGATAGTTGGAGCTAATGAACAAGGTTATCAAGATGCACAAAATCCGGTAGTTAGAGATATTGAAGGTAATGGAGATATTGAACAAGGTGTTATTGAACAAGGTGTTGGAATTCCCGGTCCAATGAATGGTGAAGGTCGTCTCACTAAAAAGATGATGAAAGATTTGCGTGCTTATCATCGCCAAGTAGGTGGCAAAATATCCACTAAAGATTTTAATCTTATGCTTAAAGAATCATACAAGAAACCACAAGATAGAGATAAACATATAGGCGATTATTATATAGATGAATCTTTATCAACACCTGAGAATGTCGTATATCATAATCCGAAAACTGGAGAAACCAAAGTTGCTTATCGAGGAACAGAAGGAACGCTCAAAGACTGGGGTAACAATGCCTTATATGCGTTTGGGCTCCATAATACGAGTAAAAGATATAAACGTTCCAATGACATACAAAAACAAGTGGAACAAAAATATGGAACCGAAAATTTAGATGTGCTTGGACATTCACAATCGGGAGCATATGCGCAGGAAATAGGTAAGAATGCAAAAAATGTGATTGTATTGAATCCAGCAACACACCCAGGATATACACCAAAAACATCAAATGCAACTGTTGTGCGATCTACAGGAGATGCTGTTTCAGGCTTAAAATATCTTAATCCTTTAAATTGGGGTAAAAAAAAGACGGCAGATGTTGAAATAAAAGCAGAAACATATAACCCCGTGACTGAGCACATGCCGGCAGTATTGGAACGTCTTCCTGAAGACCAAATGTTAGGCGAAGGAAGAACATACAAACAAAAGTTTAATAAAAAATATGGATTCCAAAAAGATAAATCTCATTCATTATCAGATATTGCTAAAATAACTGGTTATGATAAAAAACATTTGCAAATGATTATCGATAAAGGAAAAGGTGCTTATTACAGCAATCCAGAAAGTGTAAGACCAAATGTAAAAAGTCCAGAGCAATGGGCGATGGCACGGTTATATGCAAGTCTAGATCCGAGTTCAAAAGCTCATAAAATTGATAAATCGCATCTTAAAATAAATAAAAAGTTAAGGAAACTTTGTAATTGTGGTAATTGTCCCTATTGTTGTTAAATATTCTTGATGTTTCTTTGTTTTATTATGACGATTAATATCATATGTAAAATTCTTAACTACAGAACCACAATTACAAGTAATAGTTCCATGTATTTCTTTTTGTTTTAATTTACTTTTTTTTTTAATAATTTTAACTTCTTCTACGTGTTCTTTTGCCCACATCTTATTTATTTCGTTATAATGTTCTTTATTTTTTTGATAATTTTCTTTGGATTTTTGATTCATTTTTTCTTTATTATTTAAATAATATTCTGCTTTTGTTCTTAAAGGAATCATTTTATTTACACATTCATTATTTTGAATATGAAACTTTTCACGAATTAATAATTCTTCTTTGGAAGAACAATTTACTTCTTCCACTAATTCTATTTTGTAATCATTATTTTTTATAATATCAAAAGACATGACATAACTTCCAAGTCCTCTTAAATTACATTTATAACCCTGTTTATGGTCGTCTAATCGCTTCCATAAAGGACTAATTGTAGATCCGTAATATTTTTTACCACTAATATTACAGATTAAGCAATATATTTTTCCAGTTGAGTATTCCATTATTATACAATGTCACCTCTTTTTTAAATTATTTTAACTATATCTCCACTTAATACAATCCTTTTTCTTTAACATAACGACTTGCTTCTGGCAAACTCATACCATATTTTCTCATCACGTCGCCAACAATC